TTATCAACTACTTTGTTATACCACATTAATAGTTGTCGTCCTCATCGTCTTCGTAACCACCGTCATCAACTTCGTCGCCCCAAGTATCTAAGCCATCATCCTCTTCTTCTTCAACAACATATGCCGATAACGCTGATTTAATACTCTTATCTTGACCAAGTTCGCTTTCGGCTATTGCGTCTGCGTTATGCCCTTGGTTATCAATTAGTGCATTAACAACATCAATTGCGGCTTGTTTTTCATCGTTGAGATGATCTTTAACTGCTAGCCATACCTCAGATGCTGATATTAATGTGTCTGCCATTTATTATTTTCCTTCTACAGTTTCTTCTACTACAGGTGCCTGCTGTTCAACAGCAGTATCTTCCATAGCTTCTACGTCTTCAATACTTATCTCTTCTGCTATCTTTCCGTAGCTTGCCATAATCTTATCTAAGCAACCGTCAGTGTTAAGTTCCCATGCTTTACGGAACTGTTTAATTTCATTAGCACTGTCTGGCTCGCCATAACGTAATCTGTTACCGTCTTTTTTAAGTAATCCAGCTTTTTCAGCCATATCAACTAAACCTGAGTATGGACTCATTCCTGTTGAATAAGGAATCTTAACTTGTACACCTTCAAACGGTTTAGCGTAACGTGTTTTCATTACTTTACAACCAGCTCTAATACCTTTAACATCTGATATCTTGTTACCAGCTTCGTCTTCTTTTAGTTTAAGTTTCTTCATAGCAACTACAATACTTGATGCGTAAATAAAACCTTGTCCACCTGATATTTTATCATCTGGATCAAACATATCTTGTGATGCGTATGTGTGATTAGTTGCTACAATACCTATGTTTAACGCACCAATCATGTTAACTGTGTTTCTAACAAGTGCTGTTAGTGCCTTAGGTTTACGACCCATATCACCTTTCATATCACCTGCTTCAAACTGATTAACATCTGTTGGTGTTAATAACATACCTAACGAGTCAATAACAAACAATACTTTGGGTCTTGCTTCTTCAGGCATTTCTCTATATTCTTTTACAAATTCTGAAATAGTTTTAGCTACGTCATCAATCATTGCCATATTAAGTTTAAGTAGTTTGTCATCTGATGTATCTACACCTAATGCGTGTAACCAACTTTCATCAAGTGCGTTTTCACTATCAACTAAGATAACATATATGCCTTGTTCTTGTGCGTTTTTAACAATGTTGCCTGAACAGATATAACTCTTACCTGCTCCTGATTCGCCAGCAAACACTGTTACTTTGCCTAGTGGTATACCTTTGTTAAAGTCGCCGGATATTAAATAGTTTAATGCAAAGTTACCTGTTGATACCCAATCTGTTGGATCGTTAAATCCTAAACTCATTCCAGGAATGCTTTTAGTAATACTTTTTCTAAACTTACTTGCGTCGAATGGTTTAGCCATTGTGTTCTCCTTGCTATTTTGTTCTTATTATACTATGTAGTGTTGTTGCTGTCAACATATAAATTTATATATTGTTGCCAAAACTTTCTTCATAATCTTTGATACATTTTAAATAATTTCTACTAAAATAATGATTGTAATTATAGTTTATTGTGTCTGCTTCTAATTGATACAAGTCGTGCCACTCAGCGGGTGTAAGCTTACTAAATTTACTAATCATAGTCAGCAACTCTACTAATCGTTTAACAGGATTAGTTATTGAGTCAAAGCTATAATCAAACAGTTTAGTATACAACCTAAATCCGTAGGCTTTTTCAATGTGAGCGTGCCAATATGGTTGAGCATACGCTAAAAACAATCCACGGGTTACTATGCTATATAAGAACTTCTCAGTGATACACGGATAGTAGCTAGTAGCCATTGTTTCGCTTACAATGTGTAGGAAACTTTCAGTGAGTTTGTTTTCAAGAGTACAAACATTATTAGCGTGATCAAACCGTACGTGTCCAAAACTGTATATTTGTTGATTGAACTCATCTGTTAGATCAAAGAACTTGTTATAAAATGATGTATTCTCTACGTTATCTCTGATGTGGCCATCAACTTTACTGCCATCATGTTTGAAGTTTTTACTACAATAGTTTTTATTAAAGTATCCAAATTTGTTTAGTGCTGATGTTAGTAGCCGTCTACTAACGTGTGGTGATCCGTTAAAGCTACAAATAAAGTTTTTAAAATCTTGCTCTGGATGTTGATTATACGTTATCATCTCTTTCCAGCCTCTACCTGTAACTAAATCTTCGTTGTAACAGGAATTCATTCCATATTTGTCATTAAACTTTTGTGGAAATACATAACCTGTTTCTATAGTAGATATATTTTTTTCTTTAGCTAACTTAACAACTTCAGTTAATATTTCTGAATGTAAGTTCTCATCAAAGCCGCCAAGGTAATCCGCAATTTGTAGTTTATTATCAACAAACTTTAGATTTATTTTAAAATATTCAGCGAGTGTCATTATAGTAAAGACATCAAGGCAGTGTTGCCACTGCCTGATAATCTAATAGTCTATTTAGACGACTGTCTTGAACGAATCATAGCAAGTATATCTTCTGCTTTTGATCCTGACTCTGCTGGTGCCGCTTCAGCTGGTGCTGGAGTAGCCGCAGGTGCTGTTTCAGCTACAGGTTCTACTTTTGGAGCTTCTACTGCTGGAGCAGATGTTGCTGTCGCTGTAGGTGCCACTTGTTCAAAAGTGTCTGCTTTTGGAGCCGCTGTTGCCGGTGCTGGTGTTGATCCTGCTGGCGCTTGCATGCCATATGGTCTAAAATAAGCACCATATTTCTCTGCGTCATACGGTCTACCGTCTACTGATGCTTCAAACATTTCTTTCATAACTTTAAGTTCAACTTCACTAGGTTTCTTAGGAAGAAAATCATTTAAGTTATATAAGCCATGTTTATCAATAGCCGCTTGTTCAGCTTCTGTTAACGCAGTTTCTTTACGTGCCCATGTTGATGTTGTGTAATCAGCATAACCACCTTTCTGTGTTTTAACAACACGGAAGTCAATACCACGCATTGGATCTGTAGGTAGTTCTTCCATCTCTGGATCCATTAATGCTGTTTTAATAATATTGAAAATCTGTGGACTCATAACAAATCTACGGATCGGATTCTCTGGTGTTTGATCATCTGATAATGGATTCTCTCTTACAAATCCTTGGAATAAGTATGAACGTTTCTTCCAATACTTACGACCCATTTCTTCTAATGCTGGATCTTTAAACCATGTTCTAACTTCTGCTAGAATTGGGCATGACTCACCCCACATTTCAATACACGGAATCTGTACTTGGACTTGTTTATTGTCCATTTCGCCTTTAATGCCGTTAAATGGTAAACGAATCATGTTACGTTCAACCCAAAAGAATGAGTTGTTTGGATCACCGTCACCTAAGAATCTAAGTGTTGATGTCGCACCTTCTTGAATATTCCAGTGTGGATAGATAGCGTTATCGCCGCCACCTTGTGAATTGTTTGATGTTCTTGCTTCTGCTTGTGTGAGTTTTGCTCTAATTTCTGCCAATGATGCCATTGTACTTCTCCTATATGTGCCATAATGTTTATTTTTAAATGTGTATAAATCATACAACAGTTACATTATATGATACTTTATTTAGCTTTACAACCATTATATTAGTATATTTTACCAAAGTCGTAAAAAAAGAGTATAACTTACGTACAGTATACTCTTTTTTACAGCTCGTACTAAGTACGAACTATCTAGCCAACCTTAATATTGCTTCTAATTCATCTTCTGTAACTTTGTAAACTTTACCGTCTACTTCAAATTCTTGTTTGCCATCTTTTTTAGCTTGAGCTAACGCACCTGAGAATTCATTTCCTTCTTCAAAGTCATCTTCTTCAATGGCTTCAGTTACACCACAAGCTTTTAAAAATCTTTCTTTGTCAAAACGTGGATTCATTGCCGCAAACTTATCACAGTATTCTTTTGCTTTGGCTGTACGATCATCCATATTTGGATTATCTTTAAGTAAGTCAGCTACCATTTGGAAGTCTTTTCTAGTAGGGCCTTCAGCAACAACTTCTTCAGTGCTTTCATTAGCTTGTTTAAGAGCATCTTCAACTTCAGGATGTTTAGTTAATCCTGGGTGTATAGCATCAATAGCATCTGTTGCGTCTGTCATATCACCTTTCATGTGCATTGCTATTCTAATAGCTTTCTGTACTTCTTCTTGTGTGAATTTACCTTCGTTCATTTCTGTATCCTCTGCGGCTAAGTCTTCTTTTTTTATTTTACTAATGTATGCTGGTTTTTTAGGATCTTGTCTTAGTCCTTTAGTTTTAACTTCGTCCCAGTATATTGGCTTTTTAGTTTTATATTTTTCTTCAAATTCTTCGTCTGATAATTCGTCTATATCCGTCATCAGGTCTTTCATTTTACCTTCAGTTACTGCGTTATCTTCAGTTACTGCGTTATCTGTAACGATATCGTTAACCCAATTACTTACATCGCTTGTACCAATTTCTATTAGATCGTCCCAATTATTACTGTCCACATAGTCCTTAATCGCATCCATTGTTTCTTGTGGTCCGCCTACTTTAATAACTAGATCTAGATTGTTTTGAAAACGTCGAAGAATAGCATCGTGTACTGCCTCTCTATTCTCATCTTCATCAAGTTCTACATCTTCCATTGGTACGTCAGCGTCTCTTGCGTCCCACTCTGCTTCAGCATCTGCTTGGCATTCATCTCTATATTGCTCGTCTGAACACTTAGTTACATGTACTCTGTTTTGTTCGTTATCTACATCAGCATGATATGTTATTGTTTTACCATCCTTTTCAATTTTGCCTTCAAATTCTGTAGGATCAAACCCTTCTCCTAAGTCTAGCTGGGTTGTTTCATCTGCCCATTGTTCAAATTCGTTAAGTTCTTTCATAACTGAGTTCCTCGCCTCTAATTTATTTAATACCGGAATAGCTTCTTCTATCCTAGTATCTAGTAGTGTCTCTGTAAACATATCACGTAACTGATCTGTAATTTCTTCATGTACATTGTCTAAACTAGGATCAAACTGATCAAACTGTTCACGGTATCCTCGTTTACCAATCATACGTTTAACTTTCTTTTTAAGATCAGCATAATGTCTAACACCGGCTTCTCTCATTGCTGTTGTAGCTGTATCTGTAAATTCTTTGCCTCTACTTGCTCTTACAAAATTACCTAATACTCCTATGTCTGATACTAGTTCACAGATGTGTTGTCCAAATTGATCATGTGGAGTTCCACCTTCGCTTACGTGTCTAGCCATAGCACGACCAGCAAATAATTTTGTAAAAGGTAGTTTAAAACGTTC